TATCTTTATAACTTTGGTGTTAGCACCAGTGCTTTACAGCATTAGACTAAACACAGAAGAGGCTAAACGCCTCGACATTCTCTTAAATAAAACACGTGAAGAGATTGCAAAAGACTACGTAACAAAGAACGAATTAAAAGATGACATGGGTAGACTCATGGATAGAATGGAAAAAATCAGTGAAAAGCTTGACAAACTCTTTGAAGTTAAGTAAAATATACATATAGGTATTTATAAATGGATAAAGAAAATAATAATAAATTAAAAAAGTATAAACAAAAATTAACTACGGGTGGTAGAGTAGACATGTCTAAAGGTGGTAGAGTTAAAGCTGCTGTAGGTGGTCCTCAACCTATACAACGTAAAAGAGGTCAAACTGGTAGACTTCCTCCTCCTCCGATGTCTATACAAAGAAAACCCAAAGCTAAAGAACCCCAAGAAATGAAACCTATAAAATCTAAACCTTTACCTAAACCTTTACCTAAAGCTCCAGTAGAGCCTAAAAGACCTGATGTAGTGCAACCTACACTTAAAAAAGCTGTAGCTCAACCTGCAGTTAAAATAAAAAAACCAGTGCAAGATTTAGGTCCTTTGCCACCGGGCGTACCAGTAGATGTGCCACCAATCGGTGGTCCGGCAGTAAGACCGGGAAGACCGGTTGTTGAAGGTGGTCGTAGAATGATAACTGGTAGAGAGGAGTTAGAAAAAAATAATCCACAAACTATAGTGACAGATACAACGGCTAGACCTTTACCTAAAGCTCCAATAGAGTCTAAAAGACCTGATGTTATTCAACCTGATGTACAGCCTACGTTACCAAAGTTTCCAGAAGAAGGAAGACCTAGAGATGATATTTTATTTGCTCAACAACAAGCAACTCAACAGTCTTTAGACGATTTAGAAAGAAGATTTAGTGAAGGTAAATTTACAGGATATGCACCCGAAGACTTAGCATTCTTAGGAGATAAAATTACTGATGCTATTAATCAAGGTGCTGTTAATCAAAATACTACTGAAGGTTGGTGGACTGCTGCAGGTTACGATAACATGAGTGACGCTTTGCAAAGTGGTGATTTTACTTTTAAAGATGGACAATGGGTTAAGAAAGATGGCACAGAAGATGATGCTCAAAAAGCTATAGATGAAGAATTAGTAACTGCAAGAGGTAGAGCTGAACAAATATTACAAGGTGATATGACTGGTATACCTATGGCTGAAGCTCCTAAAGAAGTAGAAATAGGAGAGTTAGGTGTTGCTAAAACTATGGCAGAAAGAGAAGCTCTTGAAGCTAAGACTGCTGAAATAGACGCTGCTCCAGAAGCTGCAACAATAAAAGATATAGAGACTGTAAAAACTCCAGAACAGTTACAGGCTGAAACTTATAGAGCTGAACAAGTTGGAGTTACTCCTGATGTTGAATTAACAGAAGGAGAGATACAAGAAAATGCACTTGCAAAGGCTGCTAAAGTAGACAGGGTTGCACCTATTGAAGGTGTTGAAGTTGAAATACCAGAAGGTGCTTTAGCTGAAAGAGTTGTAGGAGTCATTAGCGAAGGTGCTAAAGCTACAGCAGCTATTAACGCTGGTACAAGCTTGTCAAGAATTACAAGAGCTAAAAAACAATTAAGTAGAGCTGGGTTGTCTGATGAAGATATACAAGAGATAGGTAACGACCCTGAAGCTTTAGAAGATAGACTAGCAGACTTTAGTGAAGAACAAAGAGGTATCATAGAAGGATTACCTGAAGAAGCTTTAGTATCTACACAGATAAATGGTTTGTTAGAAGGTATGGAGAACGGTGAAATACCTACATGGGCTAGACCTGCTGTTGCACAAGTAGAACAGATGTTAGCTAAAAGAGGTATGTCAGCTTCTACAGTTGGTAGAGATAGTTTATTTAATGCTATTATTCAATCAGCTATGCCCATAGCTCAAAGCAACGCACAAGCTATACAACAAAGTGTTAGTCAACAAAAGACTATAGAAGCTCAGACTGCTGAAGCAAACGCACAGAGAGTACAACAAACAGCTTTAACAAATGCTCAAAACGTATTTAATATGGACATGGCTCAGTTTAATGCTGACCAACAAACATCATTATCTAATAGTAAGTTTATGCAAACTGTAGGTATTACTAATGCTAATAATGCACAACAAGCTGCAATTCAAAACGCTGTACTAATGTCACAAGCTAATTTAGCTGAAGCAGACTTTTATCAAAAAGCACAAATAAATAATGCTAATGCTTTTTTAAATATGGATTTAACTAATCTTAATAATGCACAGCAAGTAAATGTATTAAAAGCTCAACAAGAACAACAAAGATTACTTTCTAATCAAGCTGCTAACAATGCTGCAGCACAGTTTAATGCATCTAGTGAAAATCAAACTCAACAGTTTATGACTAGCTTAGCTACACAAGTAGAACAGTTTAATGTTGCACAAACAAACACTACTGCACAATTTAATGTACAACAACAAAACGCCAGAGATGCTTTAAACTTTCAAGTTGAAGCAGATTTAGAAAAAGCTAATGCTGCTATGGTTAATGAAATTAATAAGTTTAATGAACAAACAGCTTTTGAAAGAGACAGATTTAATACATCTAATGCTCAAGCTATTGAACAGTCTAACTTAGCATGGAGAAGACAAGCCAACACTGCAAATACTGCAGCAGCTAATCAAGTCGCTATGCAAAATGTTCAGAATGCTTTTAACATGACTTCACAAGCTCAATCATTTTTATGGCAAGAATTAAGAGACCAAGCTAACTATACTTTTCAATCTGCAGAAAATGAAGAAAATAGAAAAGCTCAATTATATGCACAAGCTTTAGCTAACGAAGGTGGTTCTGCAGAGAATTGGAAAAACAATGTAAGTTCTATAGGAACATTAATTAATACCATTTTTGGTGGAAAATAGGAGAATATTATGGGATGGAATCCTTTTAAAAGTTTAAAAAAGATTGTAAAGAAAATTGGTAAAGGTATTAAAAAGATTGGCAAAGGTCTTAAAAAAGTAATGGGTAAAATTATGAAGCCTTTTGCAAAGTTAGGTATTGTTGGTCAAATAGCTTTAGGATTTATAATGCCTTGGGCTGCGGGAGCAGTGTTTTCGGGACTCGGTACTTTAGGAACTACTATGGCAGCAAGTAGTAATATTTTTGTTAAAGCTGCAGGTACAGTTATGAAAGGTATTCATGCAGGAGCTAGTGCAGTTAAAGGAGCTTTTACTAAAGTTACTGATGCAATTAGTGGTGGGTTAGAAACTGTAACAGGTAAAGCTAAAGAAATGTTTGGTGTTAAAGCAGATGCTTCAGACTTTATAAAAAATGCTCCTGATATGAAAGAGTTTGATTTAGGAACAAATTTATCTGAAAAAGCTGTATCAGATGTAGCAGCTTCAAAAACTGTAGAAGGTCAATTAGCTTCTACAATTCCTGATGCAATTGGTAAAGTAACAGATAAGGTTGTTGGAGACATTTCAAAACAAGCAACAGAAAAAACTTTAGTAGGTAATATTCAACAAACAATACTTGATGCTCCCGGAAAACTTGTAGAAGGAACTATTGCTAGTGCAACTGCAGGAGTTCAAGAAGGAATAGCACGTTCTATATCACCAGAAGGAGATATTGTTTATCCTCAAAACATTGTAGATATGATGGGAAGTAATTCAAACTATAGTTCTGTATATAACGAAACAGATTTAGTAGCTGAAGATGCAAAATTACAAAGTCAAGGTGGAATGTTTGGAGGATTAGTACACGGTGCTACTGTTCAAACATCATCTAATTTTGGATTACAAGATGATGTATGGACTAGATTTATGCAAGGAGGTACACCATAATGGAAAAAGAATATAAAAACTTTGACCAAGAAGGATTAGAGTTCTTAGCAAACAATGGTAGACCAATACCCGGTTCATCTTTAACTAATAGTCCTGAAACACCTTATGCTTGGGAACAAGCTCCACAGTTTGTAGAATTACAACCTGCAATGGATGCATTATTTTTAGAGCTTACAGAGCCTGAAGCTTATCATTCAACTATGGATTTAGTTAGAAATGGAATGCCTGTAGGAGATATAGCTCAAGTATTATTAACAGATGGTTTTCAAAAAGGAATGTGGAATCCAGATTTATTAATGTTATTATTAGAACCTACTATGTATATGATTATAGCATTTGCAGAAAAAGCAGGTATACAAGATTATGTTACTTACGAAGGTGAGGATGACGAACCGGATGATGAAGATGAGCAGTTAGGTGGAATAGAAAAAGCTATTGATATAGCACAAGATAGAATTGTTCCTAAAGCAAAAGCAGGAGTATTTCCAAAAGAAATAGAAGAACGATTAAAAGAATTTACACCTCCAGAACAATCAAGTTTATTAGAAAAACAAACAACAAATCAACCAGAAAGTTTATTAGGTAGAGAGGAATAGTATGGCAATAGAACAATTAGGAGAATCTTTACTAGCTCAAGCTAGAGATAAAAATAAAAAATCAAAGAAAAAAGCTAAGTTATTTACAGGTCTTATGCTTGGAGTTCAAGCAGGTAACGCTATTTTAAGAAGACAAGCTGAAAAAAGAGCTAATGAATTTTGGAAAAGTAATCAAGGAGTTCTTAATCAAAGAGCTTCTCAATTTGAAGAAGGTGTAAAATTTTGGGACGGACATAGGAGTTTAATGAAAACTTATGGCTCTACAGGACAAGACGATTGGAAAACTGCTAAGAAACAAGAACTATATGATGATTATATTAAAAGAGATTTAGGAGGAGTGAAACCTACTACTGCTACAGACTTAGCAAACTTTAAAAACAATGTTGATTCTAAAATTCAAGATGATTTATTATCGTACGAACAAAAATTAAATTCTTATAGTAATTTTAAAAACATTTCAACTACTGCGAGAGAAAAATCTAAAACGGCTTATGTTAATACTTTACGTGATAAACTAGAAAAAAGTGCTGATACAATTACTAAAAATGATAATGTAGGAAACTGGCTACTTTCTCAAGTGGGTATTAGAAAAAAAGCAGATATGCAAACTACTAATATATTAGGAGGAGGGTCTATCTTAACAGCAGGTGGTTTATCTTCAGAAGAAAGAAAGCAATTATTAAAAGACTTTGAAGAGTCTGCTTTATTAGATAAAGATATAGCTGAAGCAAAAGCTATGTCTCAATATCAACCTATGACACAAGAAGAAATACAATCTTACATGCCTAAAGGAACTACTTCTGTAAAACCTATAAATAGTCATTCTACTTCTTTTGGAAAAGCTTTGTCAGAAGACCCTGCTAGAAGAAAAGAAAGTTTATTAAATAGATATAGATATACATATAACGAAAAAGAAGGACAAACTGTTAGGAAAATATATGAATCTATTGCGGAAGAAAGCATACAAAAAGCAACTATTTTTTACAATGACGTGCTTACGATTTCAAGAGATTTACAATTAGCATATGAAGCAGACCCTAGTACAACCGATGTTATAGACGCTGAATATTTTGTGGATTTAGCAGTTAAAGAAGTTATTGGCACACCTTCAGAAAATAGAGAAGAAGAAAATTTTAATTTACAAACTACAATGATATCAGTAACTGCTAGTGACGGAACAACTGCAGAAGTACCAGCAGGTGCTATTGTTTCTCAATTTGAAAATATTGAAACTAAAGAAGAAGCAATGAAAGAGTTAAATGTTTATAAAGAAATGACTAAAGGACAGCCAGAACTTATAAATTATTTAGAAAAATTAGTTATGGATATGTTTAAAGATAAAGAACCTAATCCATTAGCTAAAGACTCTTCTTTTTTTCAGTACAATAAAGAATTTATGAAAAATCCTTTAGGCGGTTAAATTATGGAAGTAAGTGAAATTTTATTTAATAGAATTAAAACTCTTCAAGATTTACAGACTTCTGAAAATACTGAAACTGAAGAAGAAAAAAGAAAAAGAGAAGAAGAAGAAAGAAAAAAAAGAGAACAAGAACTTTTAAATTCTTTACAAATATCTCAAGAACAAAAAGAGCCTGTTGAAATACTAGAGAAAACTTTACCTTCATCAGAGCAAGAAAAATCTTATGTGTCTGATACTTTATTTAATAAAATAAAAGTGCTTGAAGAGCAAGAAGATTTAGATGTTGACTATACTAAACTAAGCGATAAAATAAGTACAACTAGAAAAATACAGTATGGTGCTAGGCAAGAACCTATGATTGCTGGTAGTGCTTTTAGACTTTTAAAAGCTGGAGTAGCTGCTATTTCTCCTAATGAAACTTTTAACGAAGCTGTAAAGAGAATAGAATCTGAAAGACAAGAAGAAATATTAAAAGATTATCCAGAGTTTAGAGGTAAAAAAGAAGACTTAACAGTCATAAGTGGAAGAATGGGTACTGCTATTTCAGACCCTGTTACTTTTTTTATTCCTTGGGCTAAAGTTGCCAAAGCTGGTAAAATAACTAGTATGGCTACTGGAGCTGCTGTGGCGTCTACAGATGCAGCGTTACGTGAAAAAACTTTATACGGAGATGTAAGTCTTGGATATGTTGGACTTAGTGCTGTATTAGGAGGAGCAAGTTCTGGATTAGGAGATGTTGTAGCTAGAAGATTAAATGTAAAAAGTAATCCAGAAAAAGTATTAACTATTGATGAAAAAGGTAATAAAGTATTACAAGATTTAAAAAGTACAGACTTACCTATGGTAGGTCCTTTACCTAAAGAAATACAAGAATCATTAAAAGAAATTTCAGAAGAAACATATACTATTAGTATGCCTTTCATTAATTCTTTTAAAGATGATGTAGGGTTTTTAGGTCAGAAATATACTGAAAAAGATTTAGTACTTAGCGAAATTCGTAAATTAACAGACGAGTTAAAATCAGGTTCTAATTTAAAAAAACTAGAAGATATAAAACAAGCAAATATAATACAATCAAATTTTCCATTTACATTAGACGGTGGTTTATCTTCTGCTCCTTCTAGAACATTAAAACTATCACAGTTAGATGTTATTAAAAAGAAAAAAGAATTGTTAGATTATCAAAAACAATTACCTGTTATACAAAAAGAAATAGACGATTTATTATTTGTAAAGACTCCAAAAAACATTGCAAATGTAGGGTTTGCTTCATTAATACAAGCTCAAAAAGCAGGAGTGCTTGAAGGCTCTATTGGAAATAACTTAGTAAGAGCTATGTTACACGAAACAGTTCGTCCACTTATGGGTGCAGGAATTGGAGGAAGCATAGCTTTAATTTCTTCAGATGGTTCAGATGATGATGCTTTAAATAATATGATTATTACTGGAGCTGTTTTAGGTTTTATGGGTAAGAGAATAGAAAACAGTTCTTATAAAATAAAACCTAGTGTAATGTCAGCTTTTAAAGATGAGTCTGAAAAAATTGTTAGAAGAAATTGGAGAACATATTTAAAACAATTATTAGCTGGTGGTAATGCTATGAAAGGTATGGCTATGAGTCCTGCTGTTCAAAACTTTACAAGAGACACTTTAAAAATTCATACAACTAGACTTGCAGCAGATGATGTTGTAGGAGATTCAGTAGAGTCTTTAATGCAAAGCAGTCAAGATTTTTATAGAAAAGCTTTATATGATATTACAGGTCTTGCAGATGACGCTACTGTAATGGCAGCAGGTAGAATAGTACAACAAAAAGACATGCCTTCTACTTCTAAATTTACTTTTTTAGAAAAAGGAGATTTACAAAATAAAGAAGCTTTAAAAATGGCTAACAAGCTAATTTCTTTAAACAACTCTTTTGAAAAATATGTTTCTAAAACAGGAGTTATTTATAGAAAACAAGAAGCTTATGGTCTTACTCAAATTATAGACGAAGAAGCTGTTAAAAGATTGGGCAGAGAAGAAGCTATTGAAATATTATCAGGTTCTTTTAAAATACAAGCTAAGAATAGTCCTATAAATCCTAGGAATATAACAGATGAAAAAGCTAGAAAAATTGCAGAAAATTATTTAAACAAATCAGATGCTGTTAGAAGACAAGCTATTATAGATTCAGATGAGTTAGAAAAACAAATATCAAAAACTGTTAAAGGAGCTGCAGGTAAAGCTGATGAAGGTACTCTTATTAGCAGTGCTAGGTTTTTTCAAAACGAAAGAACTTTGTACGACCAAGAAGCGAGAGCATCAGCTAAAAAATTATTTATTCAAGACCCGGAATATACTAACATTCAACTTTTTGAAAATACCATTCCTGTAGCAGAGTTTGCTAGAAGATACGGTCCAAATGGACAAGGATTAAAAAAAGTAGTTGGAGATATTAAAACATATTATAGTAAGTTTGGAGACATAACAGCTAATAACGGTTTAAAAAATTTAGTTCAAACCGATATAAAACAAGTATCAGATACTGTTAATTCTCTTTTTAAAGTTCACGGAATAAGTTCTGCAAGAGGAGGAGAAGGACTTAAAACTACTGTATTAGCTTTACAAACTTTATTATCTACTACTAAACTTACAAAAGTTGCACTGCCTTCTTTAGGAGATACTATTCAAGTAATGAATAATAGCGGATGGAGTGCAGCTTTTAATTCTTTTGTATTACAAATGAGACAGAAAGGATTAACTGCAAGTAAACCTTCTGCTTCTTTAGCACAAAGAACCTCTAATGATTATGATGGTTTATTAGGAAGAACATTCACAAATAGAAGATATAACGGTACTTTACAAAGAGAGCTTAGTGATTTTTCAATGTCAGGTACTACTCAAAATCAAAAAAGACTTTTAAAATTCCAAGAAAAGTTTTTTGAAACTGTGCAGTTAGGACGTATTACTAGGTATGCCAGAGAGTTTGCATTTGATGCAGGTGCTTTTAGAGCTTTTGATTTAGGCAAACAAACAAAATTTAGTACAGCAAGGAAAAGAGAACTAAGCGAATTAGGGTTAAGTGTAGCAAATGTTAAATACTTAGGTAAGTTTAAAAGCATGGACGAAGCTTATGCAGATGCTGCAGGTAAAGTATTTTTAGAAAGAGCAGGAAGAAAAGCTTCTGCTAGAGACGCTATTATACCTGAATTTGGAAATAGAAGATTGTTTTCTCAATCTAATGACCCTATGATTAAATTTGCAGGTAGTTTTTTATCTTGGGCTCAAGGTAAAGCACAACAAACAAATGGATTAGTTAGAAGAATAGAAGACGGAGATGCTAAATTAGCTGTTTTAATAATGGCAAGTTTACCTATGTATGCAACTATAAGACAAGCTCAAATAGGAATGAACCCTAATAAAAAATATAGAGATGAAATGGGTAAACCTTTTGAAAACGAAGAAAACTTTAAAAAAATGATTGGAGATACAGTTATGTTCTCTGGTAATGTTCCTTGGTGGATAGATAAACTTGTTCAAAATATTAGATATACACAATCTAGTGCTATAGAAAATATATATCCTATTGTAGGTTTATTACAAGATTTTATATCTGGAGCAGTTGATGTAGTAACTGGTAAGCCTAGAGAAGGAGGAGTAGAGATTTTTGAAACTGTAACGCCCTTTGGTAAGGAACTTACTAGAAGAGAAGAAGTAGGAGAATCAATAGGATTAGATAGTAGTATTTATGAAGAAGCTAAAATACAAGATAAAGATATTATAGCTAGACCAACTTATGCAACAGGCGGAATAGTAAAAGGCAAAGACGATGTACCATACACTAAAGAAAACCCTGCTGATAGAGTAGACCCTAATACAGGACAACCTTACTCAGCACAAATGGAGGAATTAGGATTAAATGTTTTTCAAGAAAAATAATAAATTAGATATAAAACTTTGCAAAGCTGAAATAAAGAGACACGAAGGTGAAGTGTTAGAAATTTATATGGATAGTCTAGGCTATAAAACTTTAGGAGTTGGACACCTCTGCCAACCTAACGACCCGGAATATGATTGGGAAGTTGGTACACCTGTCACACAAGAAGTTGTAGACATGTATTATGAGGATGACTTTGAAAAGCATTACAAGGAAGCTAT